CCGACCGAAGTCAGGGCATCTCCAACAGAACTATGAAAAAGAACTCTCAATCGAGAGTGAGCAAAGATAGCTTTTTAATTCGTAATCGAAGCCGCGTCAGAAGCTGAAATTGAAACCATTGGTTCGCTTTCCATTCCGCTTAGTGTAAGCGAAAAACCTGAAAGGTCGGCAAATGCAGTCCCAGTAGCTGAAGTTCCAGCGTTCAATTCAAGACCGTTTTCATAACCAACAATCCAATAAGAACCGTCATTCGTCTCAACGATTGCAACAAGTCTTTGTTGAGCAAGTACTTTAATTTCGTTACGCTTGTTAACGTCCAACTTTGAAAGAACAACCACAACTTCAGGAGTGTAATAAACCGTTCCGTTTTGTGAAGAACCGTTTATTGTTTCCGTCATTGAAGAAGTTTCCTTCAGTTGCTCGTACTTGTAGAAAGTAGCCGTTGCGGTTATCGAAGTAATTGCTCCAGCCGTTACAACTGGAGTCAACGCAAGATAGTCGTCAAGGTTTGCAAAGCTAACGCTCTTCACTCCGCCAACTGCGTCGCGGCAGTCAAGGTCAAAACCCGTTGTTAATGCACAAGAAGTGTATGCCATTTTTTTATTTTTTTGGAGTGAAGGGGCGACCCGAAAGCCGCCCCGTTAAATTAGATATTGATAACCGAGATTTGGTCTGGGAACGCAACTTGTGCACCAACTGTCAACTCAACCGCAATTTTGAATTTACGGTCATCTTGAGAGTACCAAGATTCGATACGTGAAGCATCTTCTTCCAAGTCCATTCCAACGAACATATTGGAAGTTCTTGCAAGGTAAACATCCTCAGTTCCGCCAAGTCCGCTTGTAGCTTGGATTCTTAAGTTTGTTCCCGGCATAACCATTGACAAACCGCCCATTTCAGTTTGGTATCCTTGTAGCTGACCACCGTCACTTACGAAAGAACCAAGACCGTTTTGGATTCCAATTGCAAGGCTTCTGAATTTAGTTGCAGATACGAAAACCACCGCGTCATCGCTTTCAACAACTGCGTCAGCCGCAGCTTCGTAAACTCGCTGAACTGCTTCCAACATCGTTGTAGCGTTGAGCGCAGTCAATGGCGTACCCGAACCGAAGTTAGCGGTGTTTGCGTCAATGTAAGAACCTCCAAGAATAGCATCTCGGAAACCGTTAAAGAATTGGAAGTTACCCGAACCCGTTGGAAGAGATGAAGTAGGAACTGAACCAACTGACCTCCAAATCATTTTCTCCAATTCAGCAGAAATTTTACCAACCAAATGGTTAGCAAAGAACTCCTCAAAAGGAATAGACTCGTAATGCGCTCCCGAAGGAAGTTGAGTTCTAAGGTAGATAGCCTCCAATTCTTTCGGGCAGAACTCCATTTGCAACTTCAATTTCGCTGGGTCGATAAACCTTTGAGTTAGAGTGATGTCTCCGTCCTCGTTCCAAGCGCAACCGCTTCCATCTTGGAAGGTTACGTCAATGTCAGCTAAGTTGATAGCACTCTTACCTTTTACGTTTAGTTGCTTTTCAGCTAAAGCCATTGTTGGCGAAGATGTCAAAGCCTTCGCAATTAGCGGGTAATTCTGCTCCTCGATGTAAGCTTGAAGTCCGCTTGTTAGTGGTGATGGTGAAAATCCCATTGTTTAAAAATGTTTTTTGGTTTATTTCTTAGTGATTGCCGCTCTCATCTTTTCAGCGATTTCGGCATAATTAGTTCCCTTGTTGAAAGGGTTTGGTACTTTTTTGGTTGGCTCTTCTTTCGGTGTTGCCGCCATCTTCTCAACGATGTCTGTAATTAGACCAACCGCTTTCTCGATTTCTCCGACCTTCTCAGTCTTGGCGAACTTGTCAACCTCCGCTTGAATCAAGGTAGCTACTGAGTCCATAATGTCCAACTTGAACGCTTCAGCGTCAAACTGAGCAACTTCTTCAACTACTTCTTCAGTAGCCTCTTCAGTAGTCTCTTCGGTTGTTTCGTCTGCGCTCATCTCTTCCTCCTTCTCTTCGTCTCCAGCCTCTTCTTCAACTGGTTCAGCTTCAGGCTCAAGAATTTCAACAATAAGACCGCCTTCAGTTCTTACAACAACTCCGCTTTCGAGTTCGTGTTCTCCGTCAGGAGCCGCAACGATTTCTCCATCCTCGCCAACTACTGACAAAGCCGCGCCAATTTCCAAAACTTCGTAACGTACAATAGTGCCGTCAACAAGTTTAGCGTCCTCGAATTTCTCTTCGGTTTCGCTGAATAACAGTTTCTTGATTTCGGGAAGTTTAGACCCGACTAATTCTGAGATGTTCATAGGTAATTTTTTAGTAAATAGCAACTTTTCGAGATTGTGCCACTTAGGAACGCAGAGCCTTCTCGACTTCTTCAATAATCATTTTGTCAACGTCCATTTGCCGGGACTCTGAAAATACGCCCTCAACGCTGAAACCGTTAAACGTTCCGTCCTTGACTTGCGCCCAAACTTCGTCGTTGTCAATCTTGTAACTAACGAACCAGCTTCCGTTCGGTGCTTTGTCGAAACCTTTAGGCGTTGGCTTCATTTCGTCAATTAAGAAACTCTCAAACATAAACACTCCGTCAATCGGTGTTTCGTGGTCTAAGTTGGTCGCGGAGGTCTTGCCCTCCTTCATAAACTTGTAAGCAATCTTACGAATGGAATCCGAATCAAAGACAACGTAATATTCTCTTTCGTCCTCGTCCCTTCTGTAAATAGGGTAGTCCGCCAACATAGCAAAGCCGCTTACTATTCGCTTCTCGTCATTGTAGCTGAATTTGTGTTGCTTATTAAAAGCCAAAAACTCCCGCTCAATTGCTGGATGGTCAACTATTGAGATTGCGTCAAGACCCGTTTCGTGGTCGTCATCTATTGTTAAGTAAATTACTGGTAGCTTGTTCATCCTCCGAATGTTGCTTGTGATTCTATTTGGTTTACATTGTTTTGATTGCCCGTTACTTCTGTCTCCACGACATAAGCCTGAATAGGTGCAAGTTGTGCTTGTTCTACTCCTCCGAGTTCGGTCGTGTTTGTCGTTACTGGTTGAATAGCTGGAGCGGTTGGCGCACTTACTGAAGCAATCGCAGAACCTCCACCTCCTCCGGGTATCGGTGCGGAGTTAAGAATCGCTTCCGCTTGTCCAATAGTTGAAACGACTGCCGCAACTCCAGCCGCGATTCCCGCAACCATTTCGTAAACGTTAGAAGCCTTTGAAGCCGTAGCAACTGCGTTACTAATTGCAACTGCCGTATTGATAGCAAGTTCAGCAACCGCCAATACTTTAGCCGCGACCGCGTTCTCTCCAGCCATTTGTTGTACCAAGTCGCTAATTGCTCCAATAGCATTAGCCGTCTCAGTAACCGCGCTAATTTTGGCGTTTTTAATGTCCTCCGCGTTCTTCTTTTCGTTCTTTAAATCTTCCTTTCTAAACTTCTCGTTCAGTTCGTTAATTGCTCGTCCTCTTGCCGCTTCAATCTCGAAAATGTCCTCTCCTGAACGCCTTGCTTTGTCTGCTAATTCATCGTAATAAAGTTGGACTTCTTCAAGTTCTTTTTCCCTTCCGTCAAGCCTTGCAAGTCTTAACTCATTTTGAAGGTCAAACAGTTCTTGTTCAAGTGCTTTTTCGTTGGTTAACTGCTCGGACTTTTGCCCCGCGATTCGTTCCTCAACGTCTGCGAGTTCTGTTCTTGCGTCTTTAAGCGCGACTTGTAGGTCAACGTTATTTTTGTCAAGTGCAAGTTCTCTTTTTGCTAACTCGATTCGCTTGTTTGCAATCGCAGTTTCCTCCTCTAATTGCTTCGATTGTATCTTTCCGAGTTCTTGGTTTGCTTTGATTCGCTCCGCAAGTGTTTTGCTTATATCGTCTCGAATCTGCCTTTGTTCTTCGGCTTCTTTTTGTCTAACTAAGATTAAGTTTCGCTGGTCGGCTTCCAGTAGTTTAACCTCGTTGCGAAGTTTAACGAGTGCGTCCGCTTGGTCAACTGCCGCTTTCGTTGCTTTGATAGTCTCGTTTGCGAACTCAGTAACTGACTCAATAAGACTGGCTCGTTCTTGTTTGGTTGTTGCCGTGAAAGTCTGGACAACCGCCTCTCCGAACTTCTCCGCTCCTTTTGTTACTCCGTCCCAATCTAACTCGAAAGCCGCTCTCATAATATCGCCCAAAGCGATAAACTGGTTAACGAATCCTCCAATAATTACAACGAGCCGTTCTTTGATAAATGAACCTATTGCTTTAAGTGATTCAAGAGGGTTCTCGAAGGCTTCCTTCATTGGTGTAACCAACCCGGAAACCGTGTCAAATAGCTTTTTTACAATTATCTCAAACGCAATGGTCGCGGTGTTAAATGCGTCCATAACCGCTTGATTCTTCATAAGTAAATCGCGAATGAACATAAAGACCTCTGCCGCAATAGCAACAAGACCCAACGACTTTAGAACTCCTCCAATTGAATTACCGAAGCCCGTCATTCCCTTAGACGCTCCTTTGGCTCCTTTTTCTGCCGCCTCGAAACCAGCCTTGAACTGGTCGCTCATTTCCTTCTGAGTCTGCTTGACCTTTTCGAGTTCTTCCCTTAACGCAATAATGTCATCGTTGGCTTCGCCCGTTTTAACATCTACTTCTATTGCTACTTTGGTCGCCATTAAGCTGGTATCAATCTGTAATTAACGTAAACGGTTACGGTAGAATCCCCCGTTGTTGGGTCTCCGTTTGGCACTTTTACTTGAAGAGCCGCATTAGCCAAGACTTGAGTTTGACCGCTTGAAGGGTTAGAAGGTGCATAGGCTGAACTAATTTGGTCAACGGTTGCAAGTAGAATGTTGTTGCCTATTTGCCCAACATTGTCATCTGCTCCGTCAATGTGCAAATGTAAACTCGTGTTAGTTGCGTATGCCGTTGTATTGAATGCAATCTTAACACTTGCGCTAATTACCTCAATAGCATAACCGCTAACTGCTCCGACTATGGTTATCGGTGTAGTGTTTAGAGTCTTGACTTGTGCGGGTGTTAACTCAACAGAAGCCGAACCGCCCAAACAAACAACTCCGTTGTCGTCTCTTGACCAAAGAACTCCGTCAGCCTGGTTGAAGAAAAGTTCTCCCTTGTAGATGTCGGTAGCCGTCCAAGTGCCATCTGTGTGGTCGTTAGAACTTGGTACGGTTGGAACGGTTGCCGTTATGGTTGACCGTTTAATCTTGATACGTGAGTCTTGTGTTGCCATTAGTCTACTCCTCCTTCTATATTATAAATAGCGATTTCGCTAAATTGTGTCTGAACTATATTCTCGCCACCATCTACCGTGAAGATGTTAGTGCCACCGTATAAAGCTCGTACTTCGTTCTCTCCACCTTCGAGAACCTCCACGTTATCTTGTTGCTTACCGTTGACATAGGTTACGTTTGAACGCCTTACAACGACTCCGTTAGTGTTTATCAACTGGACGTTGTGAAGCCCTGAAGCGACCTCGTTTTCGTTTCCGAAGATTGTAATGTTCTTTGAGCCT